GTTTGTAGATAGTGTTTGCTGTATTGAAGCAGGTGTACTATTTAACAAACCTCCAGCGGTTATTGCCATAATTTTGTAATTTTAAATTGTTATTTATTGTTTTTAATTTTAAACTTAAAATCAGAAGTTGTATTGCCTAATACTTTTACTTTTAATCCACCAGCTTCTACCTGTCCATGAGCCTGTCTTGGATTCATATCTACGTTTTTTGCTTTAGCAACACTATTTTTCATAGCGTCAGCCTTGCCTTGTTCATAAAAGTGTTTTGCAATAGCATCAGCATTCATCGCTGTGTATAAAGATTTGTGATAACCCGCGGCATCTGACATTTCATTTTTTTCGTTCAAAAACTTTTTGACAAAATTATTAATATCGCTTTGAGCTTCTTTAACTTCGTTAGCGTTGTTTACGTTAAACCTATATTTCTTGTCACCGACGTTATATTCAAAACCTTTGAACTTATCGTTAAAAACTTTATTAGTTTTATTTAAAAAATTAGATTTACTTGATTCAGCTATTTTTTTATTTGCTTCTGACTCTTTGTTATATCTATTGAAAAAATCTACAGCTTTTTGCTGCTCATTAGTGAGTTTACTTCCAGCTTTAATCTCTTCATAGTATTTGGACTTTTGCCCGTCCAGGTGGCTTCTAGCGTCGGCAACTTGCTCTTTTAACGCTAATTTTTTTCTTCGTATATCTCTTTCTTCGTCTTCTTCTTCATCATAAGAAAAAGAATCTTCCATAAGAAAGTTAATTTCTTCTGCATTTAGATGAGGCTTTGTTTGTCTATAATATTCTCTTAATAAAGAATCATCATCTAATTTACTATAATCTTGATTAATTTTTACATAATCATTTATATCACCACCAGTTTCTTCCATGAAATCAATTAACTTTTGAATATTCTCTGGTAGTGGTTTTCCAGTAGCTTCAGCTTCAGCAACAGCTTCTTCAATTTTTTCTTCTACTTCTGCAACTTCTTCTTCAGTAGAATCTTCAGTAATTTCTTCTAGTGCTGGAGCTTCTTGTGTTTCTGCTTCCGGTTGTACTTCTTCTTGTTCTTGTGTGGGCTCGGCATTTTCAGACTCTGCAACCACTCCGCTGTCGTCAGCGTTATCTTCTTTAGTTTCATTTTTTTCTTTTGGTGTTGGTGGTTTATCTAAATTTACTTTTGTAATGTTATCATCTTGTTGTTCATCTTTAATCTCAACCTTTGTAACGTTATCTTGTGCAGTTTCTTCAACTACGTTTTCATTTTTTTCTTCCATAATATAATATAATAATAATTAATAAATTTTATCTAGGGTCAAACGAACCTAAATCAAATCCTCCGCCTAGTATATCATTACTTGCAGATTCAAAGTTTTTAGGTGGTTTACCACTATTTCTTTGTTCAATCATCTCGCTTTGTTGAGTTGCTTGAATTTTTGTTCTTTCATCTTTCCTATCTTCTTTTTCTTTTTCTCTTTGTTTCATACCTTCAACCTCAGATGTCTTTAGTTGCATGTTCATTTGAAACTCTAGTTGCATAAGTTCTTTTTTATAGGCTACTTCTTGTTCCATTTTTTGAGCCTCTATCTGAGCCTCTACTTGTAGTAGTTGAGCTTTTCCTTGTGCTATTGCTTGGTTTTTTTGAACATCTACTTGTGCAGCGGCTTGCGCGGCTTGTGTATTAGCTTGAGACTGCATTTGTATGTTTTGCTGTTGTATTGCTTGATCTTTTTCCTGCTTCTTTTGTCTACGTATTTTTAGCATTTGATTTGCTAATTTTATATTTTTTATTTCTCTAAGATCAATCGCATCTTCTAACTCTATACTTTGTTGTTGTAAAGCCATTTGAATATTATTCTCAAGTATTGCTTTTTCTTCCTCGTCTGGCATTAAATCTATAAATATACCAAAGTCATATAAATGTAAAGTTGACATCTCCTCTAAAGTAGCAACATTATGCACGCCAATAGACTGTATAAAAGCATCTCTAGTTGGAGAATATTCTATAATGTCAGATATTCTAAGAGATAAACACTCAGCTAATTCAGCGGTTAAAAACAAACCAGCTTGTAATATATGTCTTGTTGCTGTATTGCTATTAGCTGCCGCTAGTTTTTGAATACCAACTAAAGCGTTTTTATCTGGCATACTACCATCTCTAGCCTCGTTCAATCCAGTTACATCTCTAATCATTTGTAGATAGTAATTGTAATTACCTATAAGAGCTTGCATTTTGTTTCCACCACTACCGGAAGTAATTTCTTGAATAGGTACTTTACCTGGATTCATATCACCATCTTGTGTGAATGATCTACCTATAACAGAACCTGTTTGGAAGAACATATTTAAAGCTTCTTGTGGATTATAATTAGTACCATTACCAAGATCAACTTCAGCTAAACCATCAGCATCTAAATAAACACCATCTGGAACCATACGTGATAACACTTGTTGAAGTTTTAAATGTGTTAATTGAATCATATCAGCAAAACCAGTTATACGTTTTACTAACGAATCAATTTTACCATCGTACATTCTAGGCGCTACAATAGAATAATTCATTTTAACTTTAGTAAAATCGCTTTTAGGACGCATCATGTTTTTAGACATTTCCCACTTTAACAATTTATCTGTTCCTAAAATTAAAGCGCCTTCGTACAAGGTCTCTATAGATCTTAATAGCCTTGAATAACCACCTTCTTTATTTTCTGGAGGATTAAATGAATCGTCTTTAGCTATAATTTTATCTGCACCAGTACCAGTTTCTTTTACTTTATAAACTTCGTTCATATAAGTTTTATAATTAAAGTATAAAACTTGAATAGTATTGTTATCTTCTTTTTGCTTTGAGTATCTTGTGTTATAATTATTTCTATTATAATTTTTGTTTTTCATTATATCTTCAAGATCACCTTCCGATAAATGAGGAAATTGTTTAGCTAGTTCGTTTACTGGTATTGTTTTTACTTCGCCAACATAATATATATCATCAAAGTACGGAGAGTCTGTGTAAGAATAAACTAAGTTAGCTGGATCTACATAATCAATAACAACTCCTTCAGATGTATTAAAAGAATTTTTTACCGCTCCAATACCAAGCACTGTTAGATCATGATAAAATTGTTTTTTAATTAACTCGTATTTATTACCTTCAAATAAAACATTTAAAGCTTGCTCTTCAGCTATCTCAACAGCTTGCTTGTAAGTCAACTGCATGTGTAAGCCTAGCTCTTCTTCAGAGTCAGGCAAAGTTGCAGGATCATTTTCAGCTAAAGGTATACCAAAAGCTTGTTTAGAAAATTGATCTAACTCTCGAGTTCTCATGTCTGTTAATATAGACTCCATGTATTGAGTTCTTTTATTAACGCCATGTATATCTTGTGAAAAAGCTTTTATATCATAAGTTCTTTCAGAAATACCATTAACTACTATATCTACAAATTTAGATATAATAGGAATAGGCTTCCAGTCTAAATTTAAATAGGACAAATCACCGTTTATAGATAACTCATCCTTATACTTTTGTATAGATTGCTCGCCTCTAGCGTACAGCCTTAAATTATGAAAATCCTTATGGTTAGATATGTAACGGTTAATACTTCTGTCTTCGTTAAACCATTCTGTTTCTATAGCCTTAGCTACTTTTAAACCATAATCATAACTAAGCTTTTCAGCATCGCTTACAGTTTGACTTGGAAAATAAGTTTTACCAGAATATGCCATATATTTATTTTATTATTTGTGAATTAGTTCCAGTATTACTATACTTAGAAATATTTATGTTTAATTTAGGTTTTTCAACCTTAACATTTGGCGCATATAAATGTCTATTGTTTGCCATAATTGCTAAACCAGAACTTATTGTTGCATCAAATTTTGTTCTTTTATTTATATCGAATTTACTCCAATCATTTAACAACTCATTAAAGTATAAATCACCAAACGTTCCATCTCGCCTTATACCAACATGATCTTGTATGTACATTTCAATAGCTGCTGCATGCGCTTGTTTAATATCTTCGGAAGAGTTTGGTATACCACCAACTTCTTTTTCTGCTACAGAAAGTTTATTCCATGATTTATCAGGACGATTCATGCTAAAACCTCTATAACCTCTACGTCTTAAATAGTATAATAATCTAGGTTTATTATTTTCTGCTAGTATTGGCATACCATAAAATATTAATGCCATTAAAACATCTTCAAAAAATATTTCTGCAGTTGGCGGTCTTGACAAGTACTCTAAAAAAAAGCTGTTTGCAGGAGCGTCTTCCATACTAAATCTTGTTAATCCATGTAAAGCTCCTTTAGAACCTTGACCATCTACAGTTCCTGATATATCGTAAGAGTCACAACCAAATGCTCCCATGTGTTCGTTACCAGGATATTTAACTCCATTTTTTAATATTACTCTATTTTGTAATTGTTGAGGCGGAACCCAACTAACTTTAAACCTACCTTTTGGATCTGGGTAAAATATTACCTGTGAATCTTTAACACCATTTATCCATTGAAAATTACCAGTTGTAACGCCTAGCGTTTTAGACATTTCTTCGTTGTAATCTATTTGCTCGTATATTTTTATAAGATTAAATATACTGTTTTTTGTTTCATCTCTAAAAGCGTGCTCTTCAGTTCTTGGAAATTGACGGTAAAACTCATTTAAAGCATCTTGATCATCTTTTAAACCATCAGCTTCGTTTTGCCAATTATCTATTACACCTATATCTATTAATTCACCGTCTGGGGCAAGCACATCTGCGTCAGGAGTAGTGAATACTGGAACTCCGTGCTCATCAATAAATCCTTCGTAGTTCCATTCCATTGGGATAAACAAAGAGTATAAACCAGATTTTGTCTGACCGTTTCTATTTCGCTTAGTGACATTTGATGCATTGTATAATTTTTTGAAGTTATCTCCACCTTTATCTAAGGCGTTGGAAGTTGAACCCATCATGCATTTACCTATAATTCTACTACCTAATCTTAAACAAGTTTTTGTAACTCTCCAGTTATTTAAAATATTATCAGGTCTTTCCCACTTACCAGATTCATCGTGCACTAATAAAGCTAGCTTTTCACCATCATAACTATTATCTCCAGTATTCTTCCAATCGATAGTCGTATCTAATCCTTCAATTTCTTCTAAGCCATCAGTAGCTGCCATTTTCTTTCTTGTAAACTTACTAGCTGGCACTCTATAAGCTAATTCTGATTTTGGCCTATCCATACCATCTTGTATTGGCTTGAAGAAAAACGGGTAGTTAATACTAATTGGTACTACTTTATCAGTAAACATTTTTTTAGCATCTGCACCTGTTTTAGAAAGTATCCCATATCTACTATCACTTGATATAGTGGCTAAATTAACTGTTTCTGCAGATGACATGAACGAAAAGCCTGATCTTCTGTTTTTTAAGTAGCACATACCATAACATCTTTTATCTGCCTTACATGCTTCCCAGAATATAAAAAACAATCTGTTTGCCTCTCTAAAATCAGGTGCACCTACATCTATTTTACTCCACTGTAAGTACATGTAATGAGTTCCCACTATATATGTTGGTTTACCATTATTTACAAACCAAAAACCTTCATCTCTTCTTTTAAACTCTTCATCAATATAATCGTACCATTGATCTTTTTTTTCTTCAGGATAATCTCTCCAGTCAAATATATTTTTTATTCTACTAAGTTCTTTAGGATATTCTTGTCTTACCCATTTGTTTTTGGGGTGCACGTACACTCCTTTCGGTTCCAATGGCAACGCAATGCGCAAATTTTGTATCTCAACCACTTCTCCAATTTTGCCTGTTTTAGAGATAACCACGATATCATGTTCTTTATTATATCCATATTTCCATTTTTTAGATTTGTTAAGACGACTAATAGTCGTGCGTTTAATAGGTTCTATTATTTTAACTAAACTTTGCTCGTACATTATTTAGATCTACCTTCTGCGAATCCTCTAAAGACTTCTTTCTTTGCCTCTTCAGGTGTTTTTCCCTCAAGCAAGTTCTCTTCTTCTTGGATTCTGTTAAGTATTTCAAATGCGTCAAATATAGCTAATTTTTTAGTTGCCGCTGCATTTTTAAGTCTATCTGCTGATATATCATCATCTGAATCTACAATAGCTTCTCTAGCTACTTTAATCAGCTCTTCAACTGCTTTATGCCCAGCTTGGATTATACTCTTTTTCGTCTCCTTGATATTCATATTTAATTGTAATAAATTTAGATAAAACTCGATATAGTCTTTCACCGTCAACTATAAACTCATATTCACTGTTAGGTGTAAAACCAACTAAGTTATTTACATCTACAGTGCCATCTGAGTATTTAACAACACCTTGTAAAGGTTCTTCTCGTTCAACATTAAAATTATCTGTAGTTTTTAAAGGTTTTACAAAACAATAACCTCTTGGACATATCCAATTATTTTTTCTTTTGTATAAGAAAATTTGATCGTAGTTTACAAAATAAGTTGACTCATTAAAAAAACTTCTACTATTTTTTTCTATACCTTTAACATCGTGCCATCTTCTAAAAACATTATGATGTAAAATTACAGTGTCCCCAGATTTTATATCTGTATTACCAACTATAGGAGTTGATATAACTATAGCTTCTCTATTTACATATTGATGATTAAATATTTCAGTATTAAGTATTAACTCTGAATCACCAACTTTTTTTTTATTATTATATCTTTCTCCTTTTGGCGTTACAACAAAATTGTAAACGCTTTTCATTAGTATTCTAAGTTATATTCTACGGATACAGCCATGTTTTTATTAAAGTCTTTCCAGGGTAATACATCTTTATTTTTTCTAATATAAATAGAATACTTATCTTTTTCTTCTAGTATATCACAAATAGTATGCCCACCGTAAACTTCTTGACCAACAGAATAATGCATGGCGTCGTTTTTGTAGTCTTTACCTACACTAATCTTTCTTATTAACTTCGCCATTTTCTTTTGTGTAATTTATAGTACCAGTCTGTATATCTATATCAAAAGTACCGTATTCTTTTTCAAACTCCGCTTGCATTAATGTTAGTTCATCTCTAAGACCTGCAATACCATGCATCATCTCGTGTTTTTTAAGTTCTATAGAACCTAACTCTAGTTGAGATCTATTAATTCCGTTTATTGTGTCTTGAACTTTTTTTAACTGCTCATCAGTTATCTTTTCAGGTTTAATACCTTTGAGTTCTTTAATTTTCTTATTTGTACCTTTTACTTTACTTGTTGCCATTTTATTTAATTTAATTATTATTTATTTTAGTATTCTAATCCAAGGGCTAAATCAATTGGATTTTTTAAGATCAACTGTTCTGCGTGATCAATTTGAGCTGTTATATTTTTAACTTTCATTGCAGTCGCGCTATCTACAGATACAACTTCCATTTCAGTAGTACCTGTTTCACCTATTAATAAATCTCCAGGTTGAAATACTAATCTAGCGTCTGTACCACCAACTGCTATTGTCACGGGAGAACCTGTTGTATCAGCATCTATGTTTGCACTTGAAGGCATGTTAAGATCTACATCTGTTCCATAGTCTTGTGCCGCGCCATGTGCTAAACCTGCTACATATATTGTTTGAAAACCTTTTCTAGTTACATGAGGCTCTCCTTGCAAGTAAAGTTGACAACCTCCATCACCAACATGATCAGCACTAGAAGATTGACCACCTATTGTTATTACGTTATAAGTAAGATCTGCTACGTTAACTGCTGACGCGTCAACAAAAACTTGTCCTATTATATTTCTTCTAAATGTAGCGGCTATCGTAGCTGTTGTAGCAGCATGTACTGTTCCAAATGTAACTGGCGCAACTCCATCTATACTTTTCGCAAAGAAAAGTTGAAAATCGGCAGCGTTACCAGTACTACCATTTATACCAATTATAGTACCTTGAATTGTTTTTAGTACACAAGTGCCTACAGGTATTTCAATTGGTGTCCAGTCAAATAATATATCATTACCACCACTCGCCGCTGCAAAAGCATGGTTAATATCTGGTTTTAATGTTGCTAAATTATATTTTCCTATCATTTTTTTATTTTTTTACTTTTTCAAATGATCGACCACCAAAATAAGCACCGATCACAGTTATTAATACTAATTGAAGCAAATCAACCCAAGATGATTTTACTTCAAACTTTAATGCACCCGCATCTATAAATATTAATAGCATGGTGCATACTATTAAAAATATTAATACTAATGGCCTAACATTTTTACTAAGCCAAGAGTCTGATTTTAAATCTGCTTCCCATCTACTTGTGATGTTCTTCTCCATCTCTACCTCATAGTTAGCGATTAATTCTTTTATTTTTCTTTCTGCTTCAAGTTTTTCTTCTTTAGACGTGTGTAAGCTATCTATAACTCCACCTACGCCTTTTACTAATTCAGCAGCTCCTCCAGAAAATATTTTACTTAACATAATTCAATTTTTAATACCCTCCCCCACCACCCGTGCTAGGTGATATATTTGTTTGTCTAGCACTTGTAGTAGCACGAGCAATTGTTGGATTTTGTGTTGTACGTTGCATAGTAGCTTGATTTTGGGTTGTACTTTGCGTTATAACTCGCTTACCACTAATAGTCAACGCGTTTGAAGTTGAGCCACCCATATAACCTACTTGACCTTTGTAATTACGAATATGATATCCACTTAATCCGTTAGCACCAGCCCAAGCTAAAGCTTCTTCAATTGTTGTGTATACAGGTATTCCAGAAATTTTAGTTAATATAGGCATTTTATATAGTTCTATTGTTAGCGTCTTCTTCCCATGGGAAATCATGATCACCAGCTTCTCTCCATTCACCATGTACTAGTATCATATCTTTACCGTTGATGTTTTTTCTAAGAAACACATCACCATTGTAAGTTATGCTATCATCATCATAAGCTAGTTTGCCAAGCTTCATATCTGTAGCGTGTCTCATTTCATGGTTTATAACCTGCTTATCTTCTTGACTGCCAGGTACTATGTTTTTATTAACATATATAGTTCCATCCATATTAGCTTCACCCATAATCCCTTCATCTAATGGAACTCTAATAACAGGTGTACCAGGTACAGAGCCATCTTCTCCAGCTTGTTTACCAAAACGCATTTTTGT